AACTGAGGGGGCAACAAACAAAAAAAATTGTCATCCTTTCATTAGTTATAAGTCTAATGATCGAATTATCGGAATGATGCATAATGGAGCACGATTACCAATTCCATTAATTAACAAAAATTATTCGGACACTTGGCATTTTAACGAACACTATTTGAAAGCATTATTAAGAAAAAATCCTAATTTGATTTTAAATAGTAATTATCAAGCTGAATTGGATAACCATATTGATAATGACAAAATGCTATTCCTAGATAGTAAATCCGAAAAGTTCGTAATTATAAATGAGGATGTAGGAAATTATAAGGGTGCTAATTGGTTTAGTAATGATTATTGGAATATATCAAAGACTATCAGTTATAGGATAGACAATGATTTTAATTATTATGGAGGGCATATCTTGGAAAATTCTATTCAAGACAACCAAATAGATTTCTTATCCGACCATGATATCAAAAATCTAGGCAATCAATCCGTATATGATTTTGTTGACGACTGTTTTTACAGTGAGGATATGAGCCCTATTTATAATCTTGTTGATAGATATAAAAAGAAAATATCTTAAATAAAGATATTCAATAACTCTTTAAATAGGGTTATTGACTATCTTTATGGGTTAAATCCTAGCGATAGATCATACTAGAAATATTTTTAATATATCTGTATGGCTCTTAAAACGGAAAAAATAAGATAGTAGAAAGAGAATAAAAGAAATGGAACGAACAGAAAAAGAAAAGCGCGAGAAATTCGTTAAATTTTCAAATTATAGACTTCAAAAAGCTATTGAGCATATTGAACTCATTGGAAAATTAGCGAATAAAAGAGCGTACAGTTATTCAGAAAGCGACATCAATATAATTTCTGATTATCTCACAAAAGAAGTTAATAAGACTATTCAAAAATTAACTAATCAAGAAAGAACTGAGGTTAAAAAATGGATCAAGTAGTACAATTAGATTTATTTAATGATTATGATTTTTATAAATCATATTCTTTTAATCATATTAAAATTGAGCCTACGAGCTGAGAGCTGGAAAAAAATAATATTTTATTACTGCTGGAGCGTAGCTCTGGCGGTAATATTTTATGACTAATAAATTTTTTTTCGGGAAAATTAAATTAAATTAATTTAGGACAGGCACAAGCACAAGCGAAAGTCTCATGCACAAGCACATGAACACGCACATGAACACGCACAAGGGCATTGACATTATGTATGGGATTTTATATAAAGTAAGTATAACAACAGAATATTAAGAGGTAATCTTATGGAAAATAAAGACAGAGCCTTAAAAGTAAAAAGACTTTTATTGCTAGACGAGAACAAGCATGAGGAAGATCAAGATAATACTTATCCTAGAGTTGCTGATGTAATTGCAGATTTAAGACATTTTTGTGATCACTTTGGTTTAAATTGGGAAAAGGAAATAGAATTATCTGAAATACATTACGAAGAAGAAAGGGAAGAAGATGAAAAAATATAAAGTAGTTATAGATATAAACAAACAAGAAACATATTTTGTAAAAGCTAATAGTGAAGAGGAAGCAGAAGAAATGGCTATGAGTGGGGAAGGATATAGCGAAGCACATGATTGGCAGGAATGGGCAGGGCTTGTAGAAACAACAGTAGAAGAAGAAATGGAGAATGAAAATGACTAAAGAATATACTTGCGAGATAAAACTTCATTTTGTTGGCAACAACAGAGAAGCAAACAATATAGAAGAATATAAACAATTAATCATAGATCAGTATCAAGAAGAATATGGTATTGCTCTAGATGAAAACGAAATAGAAAACATACAAGAAAGCGAGAAATAAATGAGTAGAGATTTATCAGATCATATTGATGACTATGTATATGCACAAGTAGGTCATACTAATTGGGCTTTATTAAGTGGGTTAAAGAAAGAAGAAATAGATAAACTTGAGAAAGAAGAAAAAGGATACGTGGAAGATAATATTTTTATTTACTACGAAGAAATGGAGAATGAAAATGACTAAAGAAATAATAGAATCTTCACTAGAAGATTTAGGATTAAATAAAGAAGAAATAATTAGGGAAATGGAAAACTACGAAGATTTAGGTTGTTATGCTATTGGTTCTATTTATGACACTTGCGAATGTAAAAAATGTAGAGAGGAAGAAGAAGGGATATGGAAGAATAATGACAAAAGAAGAAATACTTTATGAGTTAAGTATATCAGTAGCTTGTCTTTTAGATGATTTAGAAGATATTAAACAAGAAGATATAGAACCTATACAAAACTTAGTCACTAAATTAGAAATGGAAACCTGGAAGGAAATAAAAAGAGGAACAGCAGAAGCTCTGGAAAGTAATAATCCATTACCAAAATAAGATTCGGGCTGGAGAGTATTACATACCTAAATTTTGAGATCGTTCACAAGCACTGATTTTATAGCAGGCTCAAGTGCGTCTTTGTAGGGCTGTTTAACCACGAACAAGGGTTCTACTTCTGTATAGTTTACAGCGAGCTCACGCGCAAGCGATCCCGACCACAAGCACACCTCTCTTGTTTCTGGAATCTTAGCCATAATAAAATTGTCTTGACACAATGAAAACCTTTTTACATTCCAGGATATCTGAAAAGGGGAAAGTAATAATTGATGACCTTTTGCAATCTTCAGCTCACACCAAAAAGAAATATTCTTAGGCTCATGCATGCACACGCCCAAAAGATCGGGAATTCCAGGTGTCCCGTATGTTTCAATTCTAGTCCAATAAATGTTTGGGGTTATCTCTTTAATATTCTTCCAAAAGGTTGATTCCCTTCCTCGCTTTATTGAGGAACCTTTTTTCTTTTCTTTGTCTTTGATTGATTGTTTCTCTTTTTTCAACAATGCGAATTTCGTCTCCTTCGACAAGGCAGAGTCTGACACCGAGTTCTTTTTGATTTGGTTTAAGTTTAGCCCCCGAACCACCTACATTTTTTCCTTTAGTAATTGTGTTTCCTTTTGATGTTTTGATATCAAGGAAATGAGTTCTACCATTCTTTGAATTAACAACAATAATATCAATAGGGCCTTGTTCACAGACATTAACAAAAACTAGGTATCCTTCTTCAAGGAACTTGTTGATCGCTTTGTTCTGACTGATCGTCGCTTTGTATTGTCTGGGATCCATTTTCCTCCACAGTAGTAGGGATTTGATCAATGATAACGTTCTTTCTCATCTTATCTAATAGATCTGTCACCTCATCTAAAGATAGATTGTCAATAGTTTTATCTTTAACCTTATCTTTCTTATCATAAAATCCGGCGGCCTTACCTCGACTAATCTCTGCCATTAAAGCGGTCTTTAAATCAGGCTTCATATCAAACTGTTCAACGTCTTTTGAACTAGGATTTTCAGCCCTTAAACCTAACTCATGTAATCTTCTCATGTGTGTAGCAGGGGATATCTTGTATTTATTCCATAAATCTTCTTGAAGAGCTCTGATATAAGCATGAACTTTAGGAAATAGCTTAGGGTTTTGAAGCTGAGAAGCTTTAGCCCTTGATGATTTCTCAGGATATCCTGCAAGAATAGCACATTCTCTTGCTGTTTTTCTATTTTCTTGAGCAACATAATGTTCAGCAAAAGAGGCTTGTTTTCCTGTAAGCCCGTCCCTCATTTCCGCTAATTCTTTTGTTAGTGCCACAGGATCTCCAGGTTGTCTTAATTTCATAGTTAATTCCTTATAAGGAACATTCTATACAAATTTTACTAAAAAAGTAAACAACATTTGACTTCCTTGCCTCTGTCTATGGTTAGAGAGAATAAGTTGTTCTCTTGAAGAATGGTTGAGAGAACAAAGGATTTGTAATAACTTACTGAATATACTATATAAATTGACTAGAGAGAACAGAGAGAATGAATTTTGAGATTATTTTTTTTTTTATTTTTTATTTTGTGTGTATGGTTCTCTTATAGTAAACTATTCTTTCCATGGTCAGTGGTTCGTGATTGCCTATCCTTTCACAATCACACTTATTCCCTCCTTTATATTTACTTTTCCATTGACCATGGTCTATTATTCCTGTATATTCTCCCATAGAAAGCATGGACATAACAATTAACGTAAAAACGAATGAAGGGAAGGAATATTCCTGCAACTTTATAGGGGATAAAGATAAGATCTTATCTTCCATGCAAGACTACATCAAAAAAAACGAAGACCATCAGGTCAATGTAGTTTTTAGCAGTGATGAAGAAAAGAGCCACTTCACCTATCAAGAATTGTTTCGTCCTCAATAGAAAGGATTTTATGGAGAAAGTAATTGAATTTAAGAAACCTAAAAAACGCAAAGTTATAAAAGAAGATTCTTTTATAGCAAGATTGCCTTATCCGATAACCATTCATACATTGGTGGATTTGGCAGAAAGAATGGGCATTGAATACGAACATATCGTAATGCCTACTCTTAAATTTATCGAACGAACAGTCGTTAAAGAAGAAAAGGAGAAATAAAATGAACTATAAATTTGATCACATAACAAAAAGACTATTAACAGAACATGGGTGGCTCCGTGTTCCGTGGTTCGTGCCCCAATCACAAGAAAACAAGAAAGAAAACCTTATTCAAAAACTTAACAAGTTAGAAAGGATAATCAAAAATGGTCGTTGATATCAGGGCCAAAGACTGTTGTTATATCACTATCGGTGATTGGATTTATTACATAGATGATTCAACAGGAGAACAAATAATACAAAAGTGGAGGAAGAAGGATGAGGTACGGTAGACATGGAAAATTGTTTCCTCTTGAGATGAACCAGAAATCTTTATTCTATTTGCAGATGTTTCTACATGAATACAAAAATAAAGGACTGCGGGATACCGACGAGAAACGCAGAGCTTACAATCATGCCCTGGACCAGATACGCAAAGGGATTAATGGAGTGTATGCTCATCAATCCCTGAATGGTCTACGACCACCAAGAACATATAACTTTAGGAGTAAATAAAATGGGAGTTAAACATCCAATCTATGATTACAGTGACAGAAGATATTCTGTTAGACTGAAGAAACAAGAAGCTAAACGGAAAAGAGCAAGAGAGCTTGCAGCTAAAATGCTGGGCAATAATTATTTTACAAATATGCGAAAGGAAAGACAATGTATAAATACTTAGACATACCAGGTTGGTTTAACATGCACGACGCTATGATGAACTTGGTGAAATACTGTGAAGACGGAGATGATATCGTCGAAATAGGGTGCTTTGCCGGAAGATCGACAAGATTTCTCTGTGACGCCTTAGAATTGAGTGGAAAACACGACGTAAAGGTGCATGTGATAGATACTTTTGAAGGTTCGGGTATGGAACATGCCAACGTGGATTTAAACCCCCTGTGGGACGATTTCTGCAGGAATTTAGATGATCATATCAAAGCAGAAAGGTGCATAGTTAATGTTAACAAATCCGATAACGCCAATATTCTTAATTCTTTTGATGATGGCTCTGTATTTGGGGTCATCGTAGACGGGGCGCATACCTACGAAGTAGTGAAAGACGACATTATTAATTGGTGGCCCAAGGTAAAGGATGGTGGCATGATGGTCGGAGATGATGTATCTTTAGAGTCTGTCAAGCAAGCTGCTTTAGATGGATTTGCGCACCATGGACTTAAAACATATAAC